GTTGTCCGTATAAGATACGGAGATACTCTATCACCAACCCCCCCTGGTGTACCCAAACCTTATGGTTCGGGGCCTAGGGCCCCACCCTCGAGAGAGGGTGGGGTGCAGTGATAGGAGGCCACCTGTTAGGGTCAGCCGTTCGGGTTAATCTAGGAATAGACCTCCCAAAGCGCTTGGCTCTGTGGAAATCTCTCAAAAAGAGACTACACAAGACAGGGGCTTGGACAAAGCATCGTTACCTCAACCTCTGGCAATACTTAGCATCTGAGGGATTTAACAAATACCCCTCATCTGTTCGGTAAGCACCTTTGGAAGACAACGACCAGTACGATCCCATCCCGAAGGATAATCCATCGTTCCCTTACCTTAGAACTTGACATCGATGATGTCATCTTCGGGTAGGTTAACGATCGGATACACCTTTTTCTTACGGATGTCTCCACGGGTAGGCACTACGTGGTGGTTGAGGATGACATGCAGCAGCCCTTTAAGGCTGATGTCTGAAATCGCAACCGCTCGTATGTGCTCTATTCCGCTGAGCATCGAGGTAAGATGGTTAAGTACTGTTGCTTTGGCCATAGCCACGGTCTTGCTTTTCCTTGTAGACAAAGCCTTGAAAGGGTCGAGAAACAAACGCACGTCCAAGTGTAATCACTCAGACGGAGCATATGACTCTCGAAGCTTAGAGGCCTTGTCGAACTCTAATTGCAATTCTGCGATATTTCTTCGCACAACTGCAAAAGGAGGCAAGGACAGCAGTATTGATTGGGCATCCAACCCCTCAGGCGTCAAGTGGAGGTATTTTGGTAATTCCAACTGGAATCTACCTAGTACCCCCATTTGCCGCTTGATTGCTTCTTCTATAACTCTTGCTTTGCACTCGTTGAGTAAAGACCCTATGGTTATAGGGGCTCGCTTCATTGAGAAGCATCCTAAGAGCCCAGGGAAGAGGATTGAACCGAGAATCTCGCGTTTCAATGCTCGACCCAGCCTAGAGTCCTCTCGCGAGGGCAATAGAAAGAAGTTCCATGCCTTGGAAGCGAGTCTGCTTGACGCAGGCCCACGACCGAGGAGATGGAACAGGGAAGCAAACAAGCCCCGGGAAACCAAACTATTGGAACGAGGTTGCCACCGCGCTTCAACCTCTCTTAACCAGGTTGCTAGGTCGTAGTATCCCACCTTTTTGATAGTCTTAGTGGTGTTCAAGCCACCAAGATGTTCATTAAGGTCCTTGGATCTTGCGAACTTAACAGCCTCGAAAAGAGAGCCTAAAGGCGCGGCGGAAACTTCCGTCCCCTTGAATATCCATCTCTTAGCAAATTCGTATGTATCGGATGATACGTGCGTTTTTAACTCAGAGACGTCTACTCCTATCTCCTCTAGAATAGTCCTGTACTCTTGAGCGACTCTAGCGTTAGCGATAACGATATCGTCACCCAAGAGGGCGTAGGCCCAAAAGAACGGGGAATACCCCGCTCTAAGCGCCGCAAGCCGGACTATCGCGTGGTGAGTCACCGCAAACATGGCCCACGACGAATATGCACCCATTGGTTGGCCAGTCGAATACCGGATGGTCTTCGGCCCGCCCGCCCATGAGTACGTAAAGTCGCGGTCACATATGAGGCGACGCCACGCAGCCGCATACTCTTTAGATCCCAACATTGCTTCCAATACGGCTTCCTGTATTTCTACAGGAACCCGGTCGGTTGCAGCGGTAAGATCCAAGGAGTAATACGGTCCTAGGAGAGGTAGACAGCGACGGAATCCACCTTGATTAAAGGTACAATCAGATCTTAGGCTCCGCAAGAAACCCATAAGGGAATCATGCAAAGGCTTGAGACCAGACTGTGTCCAGTAATCAAGTATGGCAACTATCCGACACTTAGCTTCCTTATCCTTAACTAAAGATAATTTGGCAAGACGCCCCTTCGGGCTCAAGCCAAACATCGATAGTCAAGTAGGGACGCTAATGAGGCGGGATGTCTCAATCAATCGGACTAACATTTCCCCCCCAACGATACGCAGATCGCTAATTTGCGTTTCGCTGAGAAGGGATGCGTCCTCTATTGATGAAAGAAGAGCTTGCGCATTGGGACCAGATTTGGTCGTCACGTGACACTGTTCCCATCGAGGAACAGGGATCGTCCAACCTAACCGCCTAGTGATCGCTGCAAGGGATGTAGCATAAGAAGCTACTTTAAGACCCTTACAGGGATCACTTATGGTGGAAAGGTCAGGAGATTTCCATCCAGACAAGTACCTAGAAACACTCAAAAGAGTGAATCCAAGTCTTAACTGGTATGGATCACGCGACTGGAACAGACTAGTAAAAGGGATCCCGAGAGGGTATCCCTCTTTATCTAGTTGAACCCCAGATCCTGGACTCTCCGTAAGAGGTTGCCCGCACATGTTTCGTGTGAAACAAAGACGTACGTTCTTCACGTACGCGATTGTCTCGACCGACCCACGTGTGGCAACTCTCTTATGGATTATCCCAATCCACTCTTTGATATACCCCTCACACTGCTGAACCCTAAGATAGTGGTTATTTAGAAAGATAACAATCAATCTAAATAATGCTAACTTGGTCTTAAGCATAGGACAAGTGTGTTTTGACTGACTCCGGTCGTCAGCACCGCCAATGTCGATTCAGGATATTACAATAGTGACGCCACTAACTACCTACGCAGACTGGAAGCGCGGGGTTAGACTGATCCCAAACAGTTATGTTTGAGATTCAAGGTCCGCCTCTAAAGGTCTCCATTCCTTACATAGCAATATGGATTGAGATGGAGATCTCGCACCAGACTGCGGTCAGGTTTATGGGTTGCAATAGATTTGGA